GGCTTGGGTCGTCGGCCGGGGCGGGCTGGGGTGGGGTGGCATGTCGTAGCCGTCTTGGTACCGGCGTCGGTGTCCACTATACGTCACCGGCGGAAGGTGAGACATGGCTACTGATTACCTGGACTCCTGGACCTCGGACTGGGAATCCCGCAGCGACCCGGAGCTGCTGCCGCAAGCCTGGCGGCTGCGCGAGCAGGGCTGGTCGCACACCGAAATCGCCGGTCAGCTCGGGATCACCGTTGCGCAGGCCTACCAGCTGACTGCGGTGCGGAAGAAGTACGAACGGACCCCCGACTCGGATGCCACCATCGGGCACCTGGCGACGACCGTGGTCTTCAACCTCTCCCACGCTGACTCGCACGTCGATAAAGCCATGGCGAGCCAGGGTGCCACGCGGCAGTTCAACTTGGAACATGCGCAGAAGCACCTCAAGGAGGCTGTTTCGCACATGGACCACTTGTGTCAGGTCCTCGGGGACACCTACCCGAAGATCGGCAAGGAGTACGACGACATCGCGAACGACCTGGCACCTCTTGAGTGAGCTGCCGCGGCCGGCGCGCATCGCGGTCGCGGTCGACGCCACCAATGACCTGGCTGCCGCCTGCATCATCGTCAGCGGCATCCTGCCCGACGGCCGCATCCTGGTCGAGCGGGCCGTGGACCCGAAGGGCCGGCAGGACCACCGGGCGGGGATCGCCTGGGTGGTGCCGCGGCTGAAGGAACTCAAGCTCCGCCAGCGGGTTGCCGCCGTCATCATCGACCCGGCCTCCCCGGCGGGGTCGCTGCTGGTCGAGGCCGAGCGGGCCGGGCTGCCGCTGCAGCTGCCCGCCAGCCGCGAGATAGGCCAGGCCTTCGGGCAGTTCCTCGCGTGGGTGGCGGAGAAGAGGCTGCTGCATCTCGGCGAGGAGAACCCGGACCTGCGGCGGGCCGTGGCCATCGCGGTGTGCAGGGACATCGGGGACGGGCAGCGGGCCTGGAGCCGCCGCCACTCGCCGGGAGACATCACGCCGCTGTGCGCTGCGACGCTTGCCGCATGGGGGGCGCACAAGTTCGCGCGGCCGCTGGACCTGACCAAGACGGTTGTCGGCCCCACTTAAGGAGTGGAGGCCGCATGCCACCTACGGACGCCAGGCGCGTAGGGGTTGACTTCGACGGGGTGCTCGTGCCCCGCAGCGGGCCCAACTCGAAGGGACCCGTCCGCGCCAAGCCGCTGCCGGGGGCCCTGGAGGCCGTGCGGATGCTGCTGGACGAGCGCGTCTCCGTGTTCATCCTCACCGCGCGGGACCCGGTGCTGCCGGTCTGCGACTGGCTGGAGGATCACGGGATGAAGACCGCCTACCGCGGCGGGCTCCCGGAGTACTGGGCGCGGCGCGGGACGCTCCTTGTTACAAACATCAAGCTGCCGGCCGCCGCCTACATCGACGACCGCGCGATCCATTTCAGCTCCTGGCCGCAGGCGCTCGGCGACCTGGCGGCGAGGCTCAAGAGGACCGGCCCTACCTAAGCCGCATAGGAGGCAGCCATGCCAGTCGGCGGAAGCACCTGGGCCCGCGGGCCCGAGGGCGACCCGGAGGAGACCGAGCTGCCGCAGAACGTGCAGTTCTCCATCTCCCAGATGCCGGTGCACTACACGCCGGTACCGCGCACCGAAGGACAGCAGAAGCTGAAGCGCGAAGTGCCCGGCCCGACGAAGGCGGAGCAGTGAGCACCCCGGCTGCCATGGCCAACCATGGCACCGTCACCCGGCTGCGCCTGTCGGACGAGACGCTGGAGATCGTGCACGAGCAGGCCTCCAGGGTTACCTGGGGCCGGGTCATCCTCGGCACCATCGGCTTCGTGCTGTTCGGCACCGGCTGGCTGGTCGCCAAGACCCTGAAGCTGCTGCTGTACGCCGGCGCCTGGAGCTGGGCGGCCATGTCGGTCGGCTGGCGGCAGGCCCGCGGCGAGGCGGCCCGGCTGCCGAACACGGCTGAGCTACTCGCCGAGAATGACCGGCTCAGGAAAGAGCTGGCCCGCATCTCGCCAACCATGTCATGAAGGGCTACGGATGCGACTGCGGGGACGCGCTGGCCGGCTGGCGGGTGAGGCTGCGCTACACCCTGTCCAGGCTGTGGCGGCGGGTTACCCGGAGGGGATAGCGGATGGGCCTGGTTGACAGGATTAACGCCGAGGTCCGCGCAATCGGCGGCGTGCCCTGGCAGCCCTGGGCAAATCCCTACTGGCGGTTTAATATCGGCGGCCCGGTTCACCCGTCAAGGCAGGTTCAGGGAATTGACGCCTGCCTCGGGCTGGCGGCGGTCTATTCCTGCATCCGCTTTATCGCCGATGCTGTGGCGTCGCTTCCGATAAACGTTTACCGGACGGGCAGGGACGGCAATCCGATCCTTGTCCCGCACAGCCAGTTCCTGGACCAGCCGTCCACGCAGATGAATCCGTATGAATGGATTTTCGCGGGCACGGCATCGGCGCTGGCTTACGGTAATTCCATTGGCCTGATCGTCTCGCGCACGGGCGTCACCAACCCTGACGGCCTCGGCTACCCGCAGGACGTGGACTGGCTGCCCATGGACCGGATCTCGATCCAGGACGATGAGCACCAGCCGTGGAACTCCCGGCGCGCCAAGGTCTACTTCGACGGGCAGCTGCTGAACCGCGAGGACATGCTGCACCTGCGGGCGTTCGTCCTGCCCGGGCGGCTGGAGGCGATCAGCCCGATCCTGGCGTTCGCGACGCTGATCCAGCAGGGCCTGGACTCGCTGAGGTACTCGGCCACCTGGTTCGAGAACGGCGGCTTCCCGCTCGGCACGTTCACCAACTCTGAAGAAGAGGTGGACGTCCAGAGCGCCAAGGAGATCCGGCAGAACCTGACCGACACCCTCCGGCAGCACCAGCCGCTGGTCTACGGGCGGAACTGGGAGTACAAGGCCGTCACGGTCCCCCCGAACGAGGCCGCGTTCATCCAGGCGATGCAGCTGAACGCAACCCAGGTGGCGGCGATCTACGGGATGCCCCCGTCCAAGGTCGGCGGCACCCGCGGGGACAGCCTGACCTACGCGACGCAGGAGCAGGAAACGCTGTCGATCATCACCGACACGCTGCGCCCGTGGCTGCGCCGCTGGGAGGTGCTGCTTAGCTCGTGCCTGCCGGCCACCCAGTACGTGAGATTCGATACCGACGCCTTGCTGAAGACAGACCTCAAGACCCGGTACGAGATCTTCCAGACCCAGCGGAACATGGGCATCCGGACCACCGACGAGCTGCGCGCCTCCGATGACCTGCCACCGCTGCCGCGCGGGGCCGGCAAGGGCGTGATCCCGCTGTCGATGCTGGAGCGGATGGCGACGACCACGCGGACACTGCCCAAGGCCTACATGAACGAGGTCGTGCTGGAGCAGGCGCTGATCGCCAACCTGATGGTGAAGCTGCAGAAGGAGGGATACGTCCCGCCGGACGACATCCCGGACAATCAGGCCGTCACCGCGCCGGGCAGCAGCCCCAAGGGCGCCAGCGCGGGCAGCGACCCGGTGCCGAGGAACAACGACGGGGCGGGCGGCGAGCCGGGCAGCTACCCGATCGCGCTGACGCCGCCGGAGTACCTGGGCCGGCAGATCACCGCGATCCGCTCGGCCCCCTCGGGGTTCACCCCGCCGCACGTCCGGTGCAGCAACGTCGAACGGGCGCGGGCATGCGACTGGATCGCGATGGCGCACCGCGTCGGCTGCCTGGACGAGGAAGAGATGATCCGGCGCACCGAGTCGGCGAAGGCGGCCCTCAAGCGCGGCATGCTCGGCGAGCTGACCGGCGACCTGCCCCCGGAGGCCGAGCTGCGCGCCGAGACTCTGCGGCTGGCCGAGCCGGACGAGCAGGTGCACGAGGGCCCGCGGTCGTTCGCGCCGCTGTCGCTAGCCCAGCTGCGCGAGCGGGCGCGCAGGTGGGAATCCGAACCGTCACCGAACGGCAGCCATTAACGCGCGCTGCGCTCATGACATCTGCAAGGAGATGTGACAGTGACCGAAACGAGGGACGCCATGAGCGCCGCCGCCATCAACGACCTCCCTGACTCCGCGTTCGCCTATATCGAGCCGGGCGGCAAGAAGGACGGCGACGGGAAGACCATCCCGCGGAGCCTGCGGCACTTCCCGGTCCACGACGCCGCGCACACGCGCAACGCGCTGTCGCGGGCCAGTCAGTCCCCGTTCGGCGAGAAGGCGATGCCGAAGATCCTGGCCGCCGCGCGCAAGCAGGGCGTCGAGGTCTCGCAGAACCACGCGATGACGGCGGACGAGGAGATGCGCGAGCTGCGCGTCACCAGCTGCTACCGGGACCTGAACACCCCGCTGGAGATGCGGGACATGGGCGACGGGACCCACTGGATCGGCGGCTATGCCAGCGTCTTCATGCCGCGGCAGAGCCGGAACCTGGGCGGCTTCATCGAGCAGGTGTCCCAGACGGCGTTCGAGGAGTCGCGGGCCGGCGACTGGCACGACGTCGTGTGCCGCTTCAATCACGACAGCAACTACATCCTGGGCACGACGGCGGCCAAGACGCTGCAGATCGGCGGCGACCGGCTCGGCCTGCGCTACGACGTGAAGCCGCCGGAGTCCCGCAAGGACGTGGTGGAGCTGGTCGAGCGCGGCGACATCCGCTACTCTTCGTTCGCGTTCCGGTGCAACCCCGGCGGCGACGAGTGGTCGATGACCGAGCAGGGCTTCCCGCTGCGCACCCTGCACAGCGTCGAGCTGCTGGACGTCTCCCCGGTGCTGTCGCCCGGCTACCCGGACGCATCGGTCGCGGTCCGCGCCACCAACGCCGCGCTCCGCAGCTTCGCCGGATTTTTCCAGGCTGAGGCCGATGAGGTGCGCGCCATGGCGGAGGCCGGCGAGCTGCGCAAGTTTTTCACTCGCACGGTCGCCGGGCAGCCAGTTCACCGGCCTGCGCCGCGCACCCTGTTCGGCCCGTCCGCCGCAGCGACCATCCTGGCCCGCCGCCGCGACCCGAGCGACATTCAGGACGACGACCTGGCCTGAGAGGTCGTCCCAGGCCAGGTCGTCGCGACAGCTCATTAGGTGGGGCTGGGGCCGGGGCGGGACGGAGTGGCTTGGGGTGGGAAGTCATATCCGGAAGACCCGGAGTCACCCTTAATTTACACCAACTACGTGGGACTGGAAGCCCCAGTCCCCGCCTCCCGCCCTGCGGGCCGAGGCAAAAGAAAACAGCACAGTCCGCAGGAAAGGAAAAGCAATGGCTAGTGAGGTTACTAAGAGGCTGCGCGACCGCCGCCTTAACGTATGGGAAGAGTGCAAGGCCCTGGCCGACGCGGCCGCCTCGGAAAACCGCGCTTTCTCTGCCGAAGAGCAGGGCAAGTGGGAAGTAATGAACGAGGAAATGGACACTCTCGACAAGCGCATTAAGAGCGCGCTTGACGCGGAGAAGCGGTCCGCCGAGGCGGACAAGATGTTCGACGAGATCACCTCCCGCGAGGCCCGCAAGGAGGCCGCCGGCCGCCCCGCCCCGGCCCGCCAGCAGGACTCCGAGCTGCGCGCGTTCCTGCGCGGCGACCCCGGCGCTCCCCGCCGGATCGACATCGGCAAGTCCGACCGCTCCCGGATCAACTTCAACAACGGCCCGGTCGAACTTCGTAACATCACCGGTCCCGGCCCGACGCCGACCGGCGGTACCTCGGCGGGCGCCGACATCATCCCGATCGACTTCTATGACCAGTTGATCGCCCACCTCATCGAGGTCAGCGGCCTGCTCCAGACGGGCCCGACGGTCCTGAACACGGCCGGCGGCGAGACCCTGATGATCCCCAAGACCGCGGCGGGAGGTCACACCACGGCCGCGTCGGCCTCCCAGGGCGGCACGATCAACGAGGCGGACCCGACCTTCGGTCTCGCCACGCTGGGCGCCTGGAAGTACGGCGACCTCATCCAGGTAGCACGCGAACTCCTGGACGACACGGGCGTCGACCTGGTCGGCTACCTGGCCATGTCCTGCGGCCGCGCGCTGGGCAACAAGTTCGGCGCGGACCTGGTGACCGGCACCGGCACCGGCCAGCCGAACGGCGTCCTGACCGGCGCCTCGGCCGGCATCACCGGCACCACCGGCAAGGCGGGCGCTCCGCAGTACGCCGACCTGGTGAACCTGGAGTACAGCGTGATCGCGCCGTACAGGCAGTCGCGCTCGTGCTACTGGATGGCCGCGGACAAGACGATCGGCGGCTTCAGGCTCATCGTGGACGGCAACAGCCGCCCCATCTGGGAGCCCTCGATGGTCCTCGGCTCGCCCGACCTGCTCCTGGGCAAGCCGCTCGTCGCCGACCCGTACATGCCGGCCGTCGCGCTCTCGGGCGTCAAGCCCGTCCTGTTCGGCGACTTCTCGCAGTTCTTCGTGAGGATCGTCGGGCCGGTCCGGTTCGAGAGGTCCGACGACTTCCTCTTCGGGTCTGACTTGGTGGCCTTCCGGGCCATCATCAGGGGCGACGGGGTGCTCGTGGACCAGACGGGTGCCATCAAGTATCTCACGACCCCAACTACTTAACAGTCTGGTCTACGTGGTAGCCTTCTCGGAAAAGAGGAGGAGGCTACCACGTGGCCAGAAGCACAGACGGCCGCTGGACCAGGCAGTGCGAGGTCTGCGGCACGGACTATCAGCAGAAGACACCCGATCAGCGGGTCTGCTCGCTCGCGTGCCGCGGGAAGCTTCCGCATAACACGGGGGGCGTGCGCGCAGCCGAGGGCCTGGCTCCAAGGCTGTGTCCGGGGTGCGGCGAATGGTTCACGCCAGTGCGGCAGAACCAGGTCGGATGCTCGCGTATCTGCTACCGCAAGTCTGAATCATGGCGGCAGTCCGGGGAGCGTCAGAACGAGAAGCGTCGGGCCGATCGCAGTCGGCACGAGCATGCGCGCCGCAACCGGCGGGACGAGGCCTACCTCCTCCAGCTGGCAGCACAGGGCGGACGCTGCCCCATCTGCGGCACAGAACCGCGCGATAAGAGCAACGTCGCTCGACTGCACCGTGATCACGACCACGTAACAGGCCGGCAGCGGGAACTGCTCTGCAAGACCTGCAACCAGGGTCTCGGCTACTTCCGCGACGACCCCACCCTGCTGCGCGCCGCGGCAGCTTACATCGAACGGCACCGCGCCGCCCCCTGAACGGAGCGGCGCGAAGCACCCCCCCTGTTTCGTGCCGCTCCCCGGAGGGCTCATGGCA